CATCATAGATTAAAGTCATAGATGAAGTTTGACTACGTGCCCCGTACGATTAACGACGCCAATCAATACCATCTCACCCCCATATTATTTTGAGTTGTACGGCTATCTTCCACTACCTGTAACACCTAAGTCACCACCATTGTTAGGTTTTGGTTTTCTTTTGTTTCTTGGTTTTCTCTTCTTTTTAGGTTCCTGATAAAGATTTGGGTCTTTAATGTCCTCACTTACCTTTGGTTTTGGTTTTCTTTTGGGTCTTGGTTTTCTCTCATTACGTTGAGTGTCCCATTTATTTGATTTAGGTTTAGAGGTTATTAACACCTCTTCCTTAGAACCAAATAGTTTTTTAAAAAATGCAATAATTTTCTTCATAATATTTGTTTTATAGTGTAAATATACACATAAAGTAATGAAAAGTCAAACTTTAAGAGGTAAATACCTCTCATAGAGTGCCTCAAAGAATAATTTACTCTTTTTCCACTTCTTATCCACTTCACCAATCGAAAGATGGTAGAGTTTAATTTTAGTTGTCACCCCAATTTTTATACCTTCCATATAATTCATTAAACATATTGGTAAATCATAGAAATGAAATCCATCAAACTCTGTATTGAATAAATGTTTAACCCTTCTCTTATGTACCATCATAAATAGTCCGTCAATGACCACAACCTCCTTTAAGTCGTCCCCAAATGAAGGTGAGTACTTTGACATATATCTTTTACCACCATTAATGTGTCCAACTTGTCCTTGCATTGACTCTCTATCATTCCACCATTGACCACTTATTAAATTGTCACTACCCGCCAAACCGATTATTCCATATTCGGGGTTACGATTAAACAATTTAATTATTTTGGGGGTTAAGTTTTTAGTTTCAAACTCAAGATCATCGTGAATGAAAACAACGATATCATTCTCAGACTCCTGAATTCCTTGATTGTAAACTTCGGTTAAGGATTTATCTCCATTATTCTCTATGAAGATGTATTGGTTTTTTGGGTGGGAAAAGAACTTCCTAACATGATCAACATATTTTTGTTTTATTGATCTTGTTGAACAAACTATTGTAATTGTATCCATAGTGATAATATACGGAAAATAAAAAGATTAAAAAAGGTTATTTTACTGACCTCTCTTTCATAATTTGACGAAAACAACTCTCATATCTCTCTAACATAGGATTTGTGGAGTATCTGGGTAATTCGGGTTGTTTAGACACACGATCACGTAACTCAGTGAGTATACCCAACCCATGTGCTTTGTATAATAAATCTTCTAACTGATCACTATTAGTGTTTCCCATTTGTAATGGTGTCAAGTTGTTGTTGTAATTTTTGAATTTGTAATTTAAAATTCCGAGTTGTATCAGTTTTTAATTTACGAATTTCATCTAATAACTGTTTTTTTCGTAGTTCCATTATTACTGTTTTAATTAGTAGTCCCATAAAAATAAATACATTACAATAAGTTTAGAGCCCAAGATCAGATTCGAACTGATGACATCCGCTTTACAAGAGCGGCGCTCTGGCCAACTGAGCTACTCGGGCAATTTGGGTAGAATCAGACGCGTTCTGTCTACCGAGACCTTGTCGTTGAATTTCTTCAGAGTGTACCAAGACACTTTTTAATAAATATTGTTCATCATAATAAAGTTTCAATTAAGAATGGTGCTAATTTATATCCTACAAATGCCCCAATTGATGTTGGTATTGGGAATACTATAAACTTACCCAATGATGTTACATATTTAGGTCGATTTACCACCTTACCTAAAAAGAAGTAATATAGTAGGTATGCAAATAACACGGCCATATCAATACCCGATGTTATTGTTACAATTACCATACTCCCCAATAACCCATATATAAAATTTGATAGTACACCATCAATCCACACCTCTTTCTTAGTTGATTCTTTGTATTCTGTTCTAATTTTATTTGCCATAATTTCTATTTGTTTTAATTTATTGTGACCCCACCAAGATTCGAACTTGGAATATCGGTTTAGAAAACCGAGGTTATATCCCTTTAACTATGGGGCCATTATAAGGCTCCCACTTTCCTTACGTGTTAGTCTAAAGTTTTTCTCTTTACAGAGGCCGGTGACTAAATTATCCTTTAACCGGAGCGGTTTTAAATATTAAAAAAGGGAAGCTTCGGGTCTTCCAAGGTTACTGCGTGAATGAGAGGTTAACCTTTACCATATTCCCAATTTTATCAGCTTCACTAACTTCCCCTTTATTTTTTGTACTCGGGGCGGGACTTGAACCCGCAATCCAAAGGGAAACAGAGTTTAAGTCTGTCGCGTATACCAATTCCGCCACTCATTAAGTCAAAGAACACTCTTAATATACGTTCAAAATTCCATAAAATCAATACAATGACAATAAAACCACTGACTTTTCTTGTGTAGGTCTTTTATTAAGATTTGAGAGATTTAACTATCACATGATATTTATTAATAAGTAAAAATAAAAAACTAAAATTTAAAGTTATGGCATTCAAAGACATTTTCAAAGATGAGAACAATATCAATGAGAAATCAGTGGTTGGTTTTGCATCATTCGCAATTATGGTAATATTCGCAGTTGCGGATTTACTAACGGGTTACTTTGGTAAGGACCTTGTAATTAATGAGTTTATTTATAATTCATTCGTTGTTATCACCCTTGGATCTTTCGGTATTGCTGAGGTGGGTAAAATATTTGGAAAAAAAGGAGAACAAGGAGAATAATAATAAATAATTAATTATAAAAAAATATGTTATTAAAATTTGGAACAAGAGGAAAAGAGGTTAAAGATCTCCAAGAATACTTGGGTTTACACTCAGACGGTATCTTTGGTAAAGGAACTGAAGGTTCTGTTAAAAAATGGCAATCCGATAACGGTTTGGATTCTGACGGTATTGTTGGTCCTTCCACTTGGGATGCTATGGGTTTGGCTACTACTGATAATTCGGAGAAGGTATTTACAACGGAAAATGGTTTAATAATCAATAAACACCATTTACCTGTTGGTCAATATAAAACAGGTCCAACATCTAAGGAGTATGTATTCATACATCACACCGCCGGATGGAATAACCCATATAACTGTATAGATTCTTGGGGTATAGATGATAGAGGTGCCGTCGCTACCGAATTTGTGTTAGGTGGTCAATCCGTTAAAGGGAATGACGATAAATACGATGGTGTTGTGGTTCAAGCATTCCCCGAGGGGTCATATGGTTGGCACTTAGGGAAAAATGGTTCACAATTTATGCATGAACATTCAGTTGCAATTGAGACGTGTAATTTTGGTTATATAGAGAATGGTAAAACATACGCGGGGACAAGAGTTTCTGATGATCAAATTGTTACATTATCACAACCATTTAGAGGTCACAAAGATTGGCATAGATATTCTGACAAACAAATTGAGTCACTACATATGTGGATTCTTTGGGTATCAGAAAGAGATGGTATAGATGTGCGTAAGGGATTACCTGATCTTATTCGTAAGATGGGTGTATCCGCATTTGAATTCCAAGACGATGCTTATTATGGGAGAGTAAAAGGATTGTGGACACACACCAATACTCGTAAAGATAAATCTGATATGTTTCCACAACAGGAACTAATCGATATGTTATTAAGTTTATAAAAAATAAAACCCCAGCAGGTTGCTGGGGTTTTTGGTCTATAGTGGTTTCAACACCACCAATGTAACGTGAAAAACGAAAAGGTGTATCGGCAAAGATAACCTTAGATGTATAAATATATATAAAAACTTAAAAAGTCAAGTTTTTAACTAAATAAGAGGGGTTTTTTTTAGAATTTCTAAATTTCCCTCGTTTATTTTTAATATAATATCCACATCTTTCGTGATATCACCCATTAAAACCTTATCACTGATAAAATCTTCACACAAGTTCTGAATGATTCTTTTCACTGGTCTTGCACCATACTCCTCCTCAGAATTAAGTTTCATTATTTCATCAACGACTGATTTATGAAAAGTAATACCATAATCACTCTCAGAAAGTCTAACATTTAAATTATTTAATTCAATCTGAACAATTTTCTTTAATGATTTATCATCTAATTTATTAAAAATTATAATGTCATCAATTCTATTTAAGAATTCAGGTGAAAATTGATTCTTCAACGACTTTCGTATAATTGAATCTTTTATTTTATCATTATTGGTACCATCACTAAATCCAATACCACCCCCGAACTCAGAAACTTTTTTAGCCCCTATATTAGAGGTCATAATTATTAGTGTGTTGGTGAAGTTAATCTTTCTACCAAATGAGTCGGTTAAAAACCCCTCATCTAATATCTGAAGTAATATGTTATACACGTCCTTATGTGCCTTTTCTATTTCATCAAACAGAATAACAGAAAATGGATTGTTTTTAATTTTCTCAGTAAGTTGTCCACCTTCATCAAAACCAACATAACCCGGAGGGGATCCAATAAGTTTAGAAACATTGTGTTTCTCCATAAACTCACTCATATCAACACGAACAATCTTATCAGGATTACCAAATAATGTTTTTGCTAATGTCTTGGCCAAATGTGTTTTACCAACACCTGTGGACCCTAAAAACATAAATGAACCAATTGGTTTGTTAGGACCTCTTACACCGACTCTATTTCGTCTAATTGATTTGGAGATGATCTCAACTGCATTGTCCTGACCTATAACATTCTTAGATATGGTCTTCTCTAATGATAAAAGATTCTTTGTTTCTTTATCGTCAAGTTTAGTTATTGGTACACCCGTCATTTCGGTTATGATGTTATACACATCATCTACCTCCACAGGTTTTTTATTTAACTTTTGTTCCGCACTCCACTTCTTCTTTTCCGATTCTAATTTCTTAATAACCTTTTTCTCGTTGTCTCTTAGTTCCGCGGCCTTCTCATAATCTTGATTCCTGACCATTTCTTGTTTCTCCAACTTAATGGAGTCTGATTGGTTTCTTAGTTTTTCAATAATTGCGGGTACCTTTATGTTAATTTTCTTCTCAGAACCTAATTCATCAAGTATATCGATCGCCTTATCGGGAAACTGTTTATCGGTAATGTATCTTTTTGATAAATTAACAATTGTTTCAATAACATTATCTTGATATTCAACCATGTGATAATCTTCGTACGACTCTTTTAGGTTTTTCAAAATGTTAATTGTCTCGTCTGTGTTTGGTTCAGTTAGGATAATCTTTTGGAATCTCCTCACCAACGCACTGTCTTTCTCAATGTTCTTTTTATATTCGTCGAATGTTGTAGCTCCAATACATTGTATTTCTCCTCTTGCCAATGCGGGTTTAAGTATATTTGCCGCGTCCATGGAACCCGACGCATTTCCCGCTCCAACCATTGTATGAATTTCATCTATGAAAAGAATCACATTAGGTGCTTCTTGTAATTCATTTAAGACCGCCTTAATTCTTTCTTCAAACTGACCTCGAAACTTGGTTCCCGCAACTAAAGATGTTAAATCAAGAGACATTATTCGTTTATCTAATAAATTAATGGGACATGATCCGTCATTGATCATAAGTGCCAGTTTTTCAACTAATGCTGATTTACCAACCCCCGCATCTCCAACGATTATTGTGTTGTTCTTTTTCTTTCTTGATAAAATTTGTGCAATACGTTTAACCTCTTTATCACGACCAATAACAGGATCAATTGATCCAAGTTCGGCGAGTTTGGTTAGATCTCTTGAAAAGTTATCTAAAATTGGGGTCGTACTTCCCTTCTTTCCTTTTCGTTGTTGTTGAGGTGTACCCTCTTCAAAAAATTCTACAGACATATATTTTAAGGTTTTGTATAAACATAACGAAAATCATGCTAAAAGTCAAATGTATTTTTTAAAAGACAGAAGAGACCTCTAAATATGTTAATTCATTTAGTCGGATATTTGATTTACCCGAAAATATAGACGATAAGAAAATATCTGCTAAGGTTGAGGACGGAGTTTTAAGGGTGTTACTACCAAAAACAAAAAAGAAAAACTCCCAAAGAACGATTTCAGTTAATTAAGATACCCCCCACAAGGGGGTTTATCATTTCTTAGATATTTATATCATACATCAGACTGACTTGACTATATCGTGATAAATTGTTATATTTTATTAAAATATATTTATTATGGCAATATTATCAGAAAAAATCAACGGAAAAGAGATTTTAGTTGAAATCGATTCCTCAAATTTAAAGTCTGCATCTTACAATACGGAAGATGGAACGTTAGTCATTACATTTAAAGGTGGTGGTAGTTATGAGTATTATAAAGTTCCGTGGGCTGCGTTTACCAAGTTAAGGCTCGCAGAATCACAGGGTAGGTTTTTCAATTTAAGTATTGCAAAGACTTATGAGTTTAAGAAATTATAATGAAAAACACTCAATTAGTAGACGAGTTAATCGAAGAGATTGGGAACAATCAAGAAATCGTTAAATCATTTGAGATAAAGGACACACTATCTACCGACATATTTGGAAAGGAAGATGGTGACTTTTTTATGCACGATGAAATAAAAGAAAGATTAATGGTCGTTACAGAAGAATTCATGAACTTTATTGATATCGAGTTCTTCGTACATGACATCATATTAACAGGTTCATTAGCTAACTACAATTGGTCCAAGTTCTCAGATGTTGATTTACACATTCTTATTGATTATAACGAAACAGAATACAATCTCGATTTATTAAAGAACTTCTTTAACAGTAAGAGGAGGTTATGGAATAAACAACATGAAATCCTAATAAAGGGTTTTGATTGTGAAATATATGTACAAGATGTGAATGAAAAACATTTAGCGTCGGGTATCTATTCCGTTTTAAATAATGAGTGGGTGGTTACTCCTGAACGCACAATCCAATCAATTGATAAAAATATAATCATTAAAAAATCAGAAGTATTTGAGGGTTTAATTGATAATATTTCAGATTCTTTTGACAAAGGTGAGGACGTTTCCGAAGACATATCTAAAGTAAAAAAGAAATTAAAATCATTTAGACAATGTGGTTTGGATAAAGGTGGTGAATACTCATATGAGAATTTAGCCTTCAAACTTTTGAGGAGAAATGGTTATATCGGTAAGTTGCTGGGTATCCAAACTAAACTCACAGATAATAAATTATCCATAGAACAATAGAAAACTAAATGTTTTTCTTGTTATTGTTGTATTTATAATAAAAGAATAAGTTAAAATCAAATATATTAATATGTCAGAACTTAGACCATTAGGTAGTGAAAAATTACCTGTAGACGAGAAAATAAAAAGGATTATGGAGATTGCCAATTATGGTAGAACCCCAAAATCCACAATTAATGATAATAAGTCATTCAAAAACGTAGAGTTCATTATGGAATCTACCAACGGAGTGTACGGTATTGTTAGAGAAGGATCTTCATACTATGTACAAAAGGGTATCAACGAATCATCGCTTGATTACATTGGTGGTATGTTTATGAAAGACAAAAATAAGTTTTCGTCTTACTCTGGATCATTAAAACGATTAGAACTTATAAGTGGTCAAGAAACACTTAATGAAGCAAAAAAATACATATTAAAGTCTAAAGGTGGGGAATCGTCTGCACCTGTTGAGGACATTCCTGCCGAACCAATAGCTGACGAACCAGTAATGGATGCACCACCTATTGACGACGCACCTGTTGAAGGCCCTGAATTGGGACCTGTTGATGGTGAAGAACCAATTGAGGATTTACCATCTGATGATTTAGAAGGTGAAGAAGGTAAGAAATCTGACTACATGGAAGAAGTACAGAAATTCTCAGGGAAATTAGGTCAATCATTAAGAGATGTTAAATCAAAAATGGAAAGTGATGACATCAAGTATGTTATTAATATGATTCTTTCTGCTGTTGATTTAGACGCTTTAGATGATGACGATAGAGAAGATATTGCTGAGAAGTTTGAAACGAAAGAAGATGAAGATTTCCAAGACGAATTTGACGATGAAGGTAATCCAATCGAGGATGAGTCTGATGATGAATTCGAAGATGAAGAGATTCCTTCAGATGCCGACGCTGAACTTGATGAAATCATGGATAAACTCGAAAGTTTTGTTAACACCGACACAATTACGGGTGAAGATGAGGTTAAAGAGTCTGATGAAGTTGACGTTACTAAGTTCAACGATCTTGGAATGGCAGAAAACGTTTCTGAAGAAGATGAGGACATTGAACTTGACTTAGAAGAACTTAAAGGTGAAATCAACAAACACGTTGAGGAGACTTTAAGTAAATACTTTAAGTAAATATGAGATTAATCTATATCAATGAGATTGGTGCCGACTATAAAGGTCAGAAACAATATGAATTCATTTTCAGTAGTCAAACAGAATTTGATATAGAAGAATGGTACCACGTACCGGCATCAACATGTCCTGAATCACTTTCACCCGATTTAGAATATGTGGATTCTGTTGGTGTGTTAAAAAACACCGACATTAGTCTTGACCTTATACAGAAATCTGATTACTTTGGTGTTATCGATTCGGTTGACGGTATTGTTGCCTTAGGTTGGGAGAAGTTTGATTATGAAAGTGAGTTCGAACGTCTCACTTTTTCTTTTGGTGAAAAAATAGAAAAGGTAACCGAGAAATTAGGTGGTCGTGGATACGAACTTATAAACGAAGATTTAAAATTTAAAATGGGGATATGAAAAGACCAGAATTAGTAAAAAAACTCATGAATGAAGGTTTAAGTGAAAAACTACTTTCAAATCTAACAGATAAACAACTAAAAGACTTATCTGAGAGAGTTTTATCGGAAGAAACACTAAACATACCCAAAGACGATAAACCGTCAATAGAACAAGCCAAAAAAGGTGGTCAAGCATTTGTCACTTATGAGGAAGATTCTATTGGTGACTTATGTGAAGTATGTGAAAAAGAACCATGTACTTGTGAATCTAACGAGGTGAACGAGTGGGTTGAAGGATTAGTTAAAACTAATTACCATCCCGAAGTAACAACCAAAAAAGAAATATACGAAATGATTGGTGCATTGTCTGATAGTCCTGATGCGTTAGGTGCTGCAAACGCAATGTTTGATGTTGGGGAGCAATCACCTCAACCATCCGAACCAGATAGAGAGACACCTGTTAGAGAGAAACCAACAACAAAACCGGATAAACCGAAAAGAGAGAATCCGTTCGAACCAAAACATAAACCAAAACCTAAGGCTAAGTTACCAAAACAATTAAGTTTTGCTTCATTAGGTATTGAATTAAAACAAGCGGCGGAATGATCAGTAAAAAATCACTTTTAGAAACAATTAAAAATCTTAAGGAAATGCCAGTAGATTATGGTGACAACCCTGAGAGAATAGAACCGGGTCTTGAGGATAAACTTGCAACACAAGATACTCCATTTAAAGATAATCCCGCATTTCCACAAGATACCCCTGATGGGTTACCATCTAATTGGGAAGAATTATTAGCGTCTAAGAGATTTAAATCTGTTGTGGAGAAAGTAAAACGGTATACGGGGATCGAAGGTAACGTTACCGACCAAGGTACATTTATGACCCTTGTGGGTACTATGCAACAAATGTTAAATAGTGTTTTAGAGTTTGAATCAAACAACAAAGAATATTTAGAAAATTTAGCGGTAGAGTTAGTTAAGAAAGAAATGGCATTACCTGAAGGATCATTACAATTTGATGCTAAGTTAGTTGGTATGGGTGAAATTTCAGCCGAAGGTTTCCAACAACAAGGTGAAGAACCAAGTGAAGAGGAAATTCAACAACAATTCGGGGTTGATGCTGAAGAAGCGGAAGACGATATTGAGGATTTTATTGATGCCTTTGAACAGTTTGACCAAGAGACGGCTAAGAGAAGATTTATAAATGCACTAATTCAAGGGGCATCTAAAAAAGGACATTATATGTTCGAATTGGTTGCGACGGAATTGGCAGAAAAAGATCCTAACATCCTAACACAATATGGTACATTAATGTCGGTGAACGATCTTATGTATTGGATATTACCTGATGGTGTAGTCCAACAAGGTATGGAAGGTGGAAGTTTTGCGGGTAAAGAAGAGATTGATACCGAAACAGACCCTCCAACAATTAAAGCAAGAGGGGTATTCTTTCCGGCATTGATTCATGAATTAATTAAAGGTGTTATGGAGGTTATGGGAACTAAAGGTTTACCTGACGATCCACGAGCAGCCGAAATGGTTATGAATTCAACAGACACATTACCGTCAGAAATATGGGATTTAAGATTAGGTCCTGTTATTTGGGAAAAATTTAGAGAGTCATATCCACAAGCAATTATGGGTGAGGAATTAAAACATATTCAAAATTACCTATTCTCAAGATTTTCTTCTTTAGATAATGATGAATTTTTTAAAGTTTCAAGAGAAATATTAAAAGGTAGTAATTTAGGAAAAGAGATCTTAAGTAAGATGGTCGATCAAATTGTTACTGACCTACAAAATGAAGATTATGAAGAGGACGAATACGAAAGAGAACACGGAATGGATAACGATGACGACGAGGACGATGGGTTTAACAACTTCTTAGGTTCACTCGGAATATCACTTTCCTCTGATGATGATGATGATGATGACGGACCAACCGTATAAAATATGAAAGTGGTCAATTGACCACTTTTTTTTGTATATATAGACATGGAAAAGAATAAACTAATACAACTTAAGGAATACGCTAAGATCATGAAGGACACTCCTTATGCTCTTAGAACATATTTGCAAACTTTTGATAATACACAAAAGAAGTTTGTCCCATTAGAATTATTTCCCGATCAAATACAACTTATACATGATTACGATAACTACAATGAAAACATTACCCGTAAGTATAGACAGGCGGGTGTGACCACAGTAACTGCCGCTTGGTTATCAAAACGTGTACAAACAGCAAGTCCATCTAATCCCGAAAGAATATTAATTATTGCTAACAAACGTGATACTGCGATTGAAATGGCAAACAAAGTTAGAGCTTTCTTAGTTCAATGGCCCGAATGGATGAATGTTGGGTTTTCTCCCGATAAAAACTCAGAGAGTCGTTTTAGAATGAATAACGGTTGTGAAATTAAAGCGGTTGCAACCTCAGCGGATGCACTTCGTGGATATACACCAACGGTGTTAGTGTTTGATGAGGCGGCATATATTGATGCTGGTGATGACTTTTGGGGTGCATGTATGGCATCATTATCTACAGGTGGTAAGGTAATACTTATTTCAACACCTAACGGTTATGACCCAATTTACTACGGAGTGTATGATCAAGCATTAAGAAAAATGAATGATTTTAAAATTACCGATTTAAGGTGGTTTAAAGATCCTCGTTATGCTGCTGACCTTAAATGGTTAAAGGTTGACGACATTATTCATTACATGTTGAATAGAGAACAATACGTTGATGAGGACATTACACTTAACGAAGGTTGGGAACGTTACGAAGAATTACATGAATTAGGTTACAAACCTTATTCTCATTGGTTTGAGAATATGGCTAAGAAATTTAAATACGATAAGAGAAAGATTGCACAGGAATTGGAATGTGATTTCTTAGGGTCGGGTGATGGTGTTATATCTAATACCATACAAGAGAAGATCAGAAAAGAAATGATAACAGAACCAGTTGAGAAGTATATGCAAGGTACTCTGTGGGTATGGAAAGAACCAGTAGAGGGTCATCGTTATATTATGGGTGTTGACGTTTCTCGTGGAGATAGTGCCGATGCATCATCAATATGTATTATTGATTTTGACGAGGGAGAACAAGTGTTAGAATACGTTGGTATGATACCACCGGATAATTTAGCATCTATTGTTTATAAATGGGGAACACTTTATAATGCATTCGTAGCAACCGATATAACAGGTGGTATGGGTATTGCAACATCTCGTAAATTACAGGAGTTGGGTTATAAGGACCAATATATTGAAGGTGTTAATTCCCAAAACAAGTGGGAATACAATAAAAAAGCACAGGAGAAAATACCAGGTATTAGTTTTAATAATAAGAGAACTCAGATAGTTTCAAGTTTTGAAGAGAACCTAAGACACGGTTTTAAAGTAAAGTCCTCTCGACTATTAAATGAATTGAATACATTTGTTTACGTTAATGGAAGACCTGACCACATGAAAGGTGCTCATGATGACGCAATTATGGCAATGTCAATTGCAATGTATGTGGGTGATATGTGTTTTACACAGTTAAAACGTAATGAGAACACAAACAAAGCGATGTTAGATTCGTGGGTGTTTAGTGAAAGAACTTACGACACTAAAAAGTCGTTTTACTCCTATGGTACTGCGTTTGACGCGATTGGGTCAATGAGTACGGATCCGGGACCATACCCAATAGGTCAGAAAGATGCGAGTAAGGAACAGTACATGGAACATAATTGGTTATTCGGTAAAAATACATATAGATCAAGATAACTTTATTTATTCATTTATTTTCCTTATATTATAAAGTATAATATTTATTAATATGGCAAACAAAAACTTAACAGTTTATCAAAGGTTAACAAAGGTGTTCGGATTTCAGAATGATGTCCCTAATCCACCGCAATATCGTTTCGACAAAGATACTCTGTTAAAAACAAACAGTAAAGAGGACTACGAAAGAGAGTTACTCCAAGCAAAACAATCGACATACGTTGCCGACAAGTGGGCCAAGATGGACCAATCACTATATAATCAATCGGTTTATTATGAACCAAATAGATTGGCGGCATATTATGATTACGAATCAATGGAGTTCACACCTGAGATATCAGCATCTTTAGATATCTATTCTGAAGAGTCAACAACCCTTTCAGAAAAAGGAGAAATCCTAACGATATATTCAGAATCAAAAAGAGTAAGTAACATTTTAGAAGACTTATTCAAAAACGTACTTGATATTAACACAAACTTACAAATGTGGTGTAGAGGGGTTGCCAAATATGGTGACAACTTTGTATATTTAAAAATTGACCCATCAAAAGGAATTGTTGGGTGTCAACAGTTACCTAACATTGAAATTGAAAGACATGAAGGTGCTGCGTCTCACGTACACAAGGCTGAGACTCCTTTAAACATGAAAACTCGTGAATTACGATTTGCATGGAAAAATAAGGATATGGAATTCCAAGCATGGGAAGTTGCACACTTTAGATTATTGGGTGATGATAGAAAGTTACCTTATGGAACATCAATGTTAGATAAGGTAAGACGTATTTGGAAACAATTACTTCTTGCGGAAGATGCGATGTTAATATATAGAACTTCAAGAGCTCCCGAAAGAAGAGTTTTTAAAGTGTTCGTGGGTAACATGGACGATAAGGATATTGAAGCGTATGTACAACGTGTTGCAAACAAATTCAAAAGAGATCAAGTGGTTGACCCCGCGAATGGACAAGTTGATATGAGATACAACCAAATGGCGGTAGATCAAGATTACTTCATACCCGTACGTGATCCATCACAAACCAACCCAATTGAAACATTACCTGGGGCACAGAACTTAGGTGAAATTGCGGATATTGAATACATTCAAAAGAAGTTATTGGCGGCACTTAGAATACCGAAGGCGTTCTTAGGGTTTGAGGAGATTGTTGGTGATGGTAAAACATTAGCATTAATGGATATTCGTTTCGCGAGGACCATTAATAGAATACAGAAGTCACTTATTCAAGAATTAAATAAAATTGCATTAGTTCATTTATATCTTTTAGGTTTAGAAGATGAACTCACTAATTTTACACTATCATTAACCAATCCATCCGCACAATCAGATCTATTAAAGATCGAACAGTGGAAAGAAAAGGTTACATTATATAAAGACGCTACGTCTGACCAATCTCAAGTTGGTATCCAACCAGTGTCACATACATGGGCTAAGAAGAATATTCTTGGTATGAGTGATAATGACATTGTACTTGATTTACAACAACAGAGACTTGAAAGGGCTCTTGGTGCTGAATTAGGTATTACACAAAACATTATCAAGAGAACTGGTGTGTTTGATGAGGTAGATAAGAAATATGGTATTCCTGAAAAGGATAGACAGGCTATGGACGATTCAATGTCTCCCGACGAAGGTGGTGATATGGGTGATGATCCTATGGGTGCAGATGCACCTCCAATGGATGATGAACCACTAAGTGAGGAAGAGAAATCTAAGAAAATCACTTTATCGGAAAGTAAAAAATCCAAAATATTAGGTATGTTAGGTGATGAAACAAAAGATTTTGATGATCTTTTTGACATTGATAAGGCCCAACGCAATATTTATGAGATAGAGAATAAAATTAATGACATTATAAAAGACTAATTATGGCAACATTTGGACATATAAAAAACAAAGTTCTAAACAAACTATCTAACTCTTATGGTAAGGGTGAATTTAAAAATAACATGAAGGTACACTTCAAACCAATAATGGGGAATGACATTTTAAAAGAAATGTATGCTCTTTATGAAGAATTGGAAATGAAGACATTTGACGATAGGGAAACGGCACAATTATATGTGGAAGAATTAACAAAAGTTTTAAAAGAGAGACATAATGAGGTGAGAGAAGTTCTTAATCAAATGAATGAATCGTTGATTGATACTAATGTCGAATCGAATAAATTGTATGAATCTTTAGATAGACTCTCAACGGAGGATAAATTAGGTAATATTTCTGAAAAGGTAATTGCCAAAAAATTCTTAGTTGATCATTTAACTACAAGTAAATCAACGGACATTTTAAAAGTGGAATCGGGGGTGAATGAAAGTTTA